CATGAAGCCCGTGTAGAGGGCTTGAGCAATCTCTCCTGCTTTGTTATCAGCAGTACCTAGACCCAGGTTCTTGCGACGAAGTGCGGCAACAAACTCGGAATACTTGACGCCTTCAATAGCAAGAAGGTTAGCAAGTCCAAGAACACCAAGACCTACTTGGTTATCCTTCCGGCTGTAGATACCAGATTCATCAACCCCTGTACGGGTATAGAGATCACAAAGAAATTCCATGCCTTCTTTAAAGGCTTTAGGAATATCTTTAATTTCTGTAATACCCAAGTTGATGTGACTAAGGAGGCAGGTATCACGGGATTTGAGCAGGATCTCCTGACAGACATTGGAATAAATACGTTCGCCATTGGCGTCGTATTGCTTCTTAACAATCCAAACATCACCCTTTCGGGCAGCGTTCATGATTGCGTTTAGTTTGTCTGGTTGATCGATGATGTCAGGATCAACGTTGACACAGCGCTTGATCCAAGGAATACGAGCCCGATCGTAATTAACAAACTCCAGAATGTCAGGATGATCTGCGTCAAGATGAGCAACGATCGCACCATTACGGTACGTTCCACCACGACGAAGGATCTCGTTGAACTTGGAGTAAATCTCCATGAACCCACAAGGGCCTGAAGCAACCATTCCGTGGCTGTTCTCGGTACCTTTTGCACGAAGCTTTGACAGGTGGATAGCAACGCCTGCGCCATAACGAAGAGCCTTACTAGCAAACTGCCAAGAACCTTCAAGACCATCAGGGTCTTCATCCATCGTGTCTTCTACAACGAAGACAGTACAGGAGACAGGATACCTACGAGTCGGATTGTTGATCCAGCTCTCCACCCGGCCCGTCATTGCGATCGCTGGGTTCAGTGCTTCCTTCGTTTTCATCGAGATCAAGAGTGCGTTGAAGTGAGGTAGTTACAAAGTCGTTCCACTGATCGTCGTCAAGTTCGTTCAGTGGGGAAAGCTCGGGATGTTCATCGGGGTCCCAGAAAAACTCAAGAGTCCCGTTACCCTCTTCGTCTTCCTTGTATTCAGCTTCGACATACTGCCAAGCTTCACGAGGAATCTTATTAATCAGATCTTCGTAAGGTTTCATAGGTCTGAGAGATCGGCGGGTTTGTAGTTAGGTCCCTTTTGAACCTTGCCGTTGAGTTTGGTGAAAGGAAACTTAGACCAGTTGGAAGTATAAACTCGTCCAAAAGCATCATCAGGGTCCACGCCAAGAAGATGTAGAAAGCCGTATGTGACCCAAAGGAGATCGCAGGCTTCTTTGAGAACCTGTTCTCTGCCCTCATTGCGGTAGGCATAGAGCAGTTCATAGAACTCTTCTTCGACATAACTGAGTTGCTGTTCCCGTTGTTCAATATCAAGATTGGTTAGTTGGTCCGCTTTGAGCATCCAACTCTTGACCAGCTCTGCGTTCGAACTCATCGTCTTCAAGAATGTCGTTGTAAGTAAGCTTTTTGCGATTAGCCCATTTAGCATCCCACTCTTCTGATCGTTTGATCAGTCGATCAAGATACCAACGAGCTTTCTTGAGATCTTCGGTACCGTTCTTGTGTTGATACCTAGTCACATATTTGATGATGTTGCCTTCAACAAAATCGAAACAGTGGCTATCGATGTAATCAATACATTCGATTACTCCTTCGTCGAAGGCGTAGTGAGTGGGTCGGATTGCGTCGTTGGTGGTGTCCATAGTTGGATCTCATTAAAGGTGTACTCAGTGTCACGAAGGATGCGAGCAAGGCGAGCTTGGGTTAGAGCGTAGTCAGCTCCGTACCCTTTCTTCTTGTATTGAGCTACTACAGTTCTCCATGCGGAGGTTTCTGTGAACTCTTCGGAGGGGATGAGCTTTTCTGCTGTCTTTGGGCCAACCCCAGGGCAACCAGGATAGCCGTCAGTGGAATCACCGGTAAGAATCTGACGATAGAAAAAGACATCAGCTTCAAGTTGAGAGATGTTAAAGATGTTTCCATCGTTGTCGAGATGAAGACCAGGAATCTGTTTAAGATCCTTGTCTCCAGACCACAACACGGTTTGATCGTTGTGACGTGTAGCCAAGATGCCAAGCACGTCATCACCTTCTAGTCGGTGCCAGCACTCTGAAGGAAACTGTTGTTCAGCCCAACGTCGTACTGCTTGATACCCCACTGGTTTCCGACGATGGTTGCCAGCACGGTTTCCTTTGTATGACGCTTCAACATCCTTTCGGAAGTTTTGATCAGCAGTCCAACAAAGCGTGAATCGATCTGATTGGGCCTGGTTGCATTTGATGTTGAGAAGATCATTGAACATCAATTGAGCTTCTTTGACAGGCAGATGAGTTGTAATGATGTCGGGACACCATTCAATCTCAACTTCGCAAGTGGCCACTGTTTGATACAGCAGCATATCTGCGTCAAGCAGTAGCCAGGTCATCAGCACCTCCTGGATGGGTCCTCAAGTTAACTGGGCCTACTAAGTAGTCCAAGGCTTTTAGGACACCTTCTGGGGTGTCACCTAGCTTTCCGATTCCTGTGTTGCAGTTTTGGCAGATCCACCCACGAAACTCGTGTGTAATTGGATCGTGATCAAAGCACATTAAGTCTGCGTTTCTCTTGTAAACCATAGGTTTGTTACAGATTTGACAGGGGGTACCCTCAGGTGGTCTGTTGTTTTTAATGACAACAGCGCTTTTAGTTCCCCAAAGTTTTTGTGCTGCAATTCGTTTACTTATCCCAGCGTTTTTAGTGCAATCCATGCACTGAGACATAAGACGATCTTTTCCTACTCTCCTTGTGTTGTCTTTATAAAAATCTGTATGACTTAACGTCCTATTGCATTTGGTGCAGGTTTTAGTGACATTCTGCCCAATTGTTTCCGATCTTGTATTCAGCACCGATTGCAATACGGAGTCCAAGTGCATCTCCTGCCAAAGCTGCTGACCGGACCGCAATGAGTCCAAGCTCTTCTGCGCGTTCTGCTGCGACTGAGAATTGAATTTCATCCTGACAATGGACGAGAAAAGCAAAGTCCTTGCCGTAGGTAAACCCTGCCTCAACCAACTGGTCGTAGCAGATGTTGTACCAGAGCTTGCTAATGATGGCACCAGCGCTCTGTAAAAGGAAGTTCAAAGCGCTATGTGAAGACCGGATCTTTATCTGTCTACCGTCCAAAGCCTTTATAAATCCTTCATCTTCTGCCTTCGCAATTACCCGCTTAGTAAGTGCAGCAAGTGCAGGCATATTGCGGAAGTATTTCTTCTTAAGCTTTTCTCCGTCTTGTCCGGTGATCAGGCCAAGCTTCTCTGCTCCAGCTCCGTACATCAAGGCGTAGAAAAAGGTCTTGGCTTGATCTCGTGTGGCTAGTCCAGCAGCCTTCTGATTGGCCGTATGGATATCGCCGTTCAATACCTCGTTCGCAAACTGACCGTCATCAAAGGGCCATAGGTAGTGCGCTAGGCATCGAGCTTCAATACCACTGAGGTCCACGCCAACCTGTTTGGTGCTTCCCCTTCCCTCTAGGGTGCCAGGTCCAAACAGAGCTCGGCACTCCGGTCCCAGGACTGACCTGACAGCAGGAACCTGGGCCATATTGGGGTTGACGTGGCTACAGCGGGCCGTGGCACAGCCAACAGTAATCACACTGCCGTGAATCCTGTTGTCACGTTCCACGAGTTTCAACCAAGCGTTGTTGCCAGTGCTCAGTTGACCCAACCGTTTTTGGAGTGTGAGGTGTGAAACAAAATCCTCAGCTCCAGGAATCTTCGACAGAACCGTTTCATCTACTTTGGGTTTCCCCGTTTCGGTGAAGTCTGTTGGCTTCCACTCCAACTGGTTCTGTAGCACCCAAGCAATGTGATCCCGAGAGTTCGGGTTGAGGTCCACAAGGCGGCACATCTCTGCACCGGCTATGTACCCTCGTGTCGCATTGTCTCTCTTGGGGGTGAAGAGCCCTCCGTCAACGAACGGGAACCGTTGTCTCAATCGTTCGCTGAGAGTATTCAGTTGTTGATTGATATCTGCCTCTAGCTCCAAAGCCCCTTGAACATTGAAGCCAAAGCCAGAGTCTTCCTGCAGGCGGATGAGCTGCGCAAAACGCATCTCAAGGTCAACGGCACAAGGGATGCTGTCGGCCTTAGGTTGCAACCTGTGCCAAAGCTTAACATTTAGTTCAACATCACAGACGCATCGCTCAGCCAGTTCTTCCGTCAGCTCACTGAAATCACTGAGATCTGCGTGACGCTTGTTGTGCCCAAGGCGGAACCCATAAGCCTCAAGAGAGTGCCGACCATACAACTGAATCGGCATACCCTCCCACTTTCGCTTGAGATCAGTGTCAAAAATATTGGGATACAACATCCGACACAGGATCAACGTATCGATCTGCTTCCCCTTTGGCTTGAACTTTGGGTAGACCCTTTGAATCGCTGGTATGTCGTACTGAATGATGTTGTGACCAATCAGTACATCAGCGTTTTCAAGGATCTCAAGCCACTCCTTTGAATCCTTCAACAACACCACACCATCGTCTGTACTCAAAGCACAGCAATGGATCTTGGTTACATCACGACTCTTCAGAGCGTTCGTTTCCACGTCGAACACTACCGTCGATAAAGACTTTGAGTCTCCGGCTGTAGCAGAAATCAAGGAAGTCTTCGAGCTTTTCGTAGGTGAGCTGGTAGAAACCGTCATTGGATTTGAAGAAGGATTGAAGGTATCTCTTCGCTGTTTCGGTAGCAGCAAGAACTGTTACCTTCAGCGGGTTCATCTCAGTGATGTGAACGTCAAAAGTCGGGTTCAAAAGAATCATCGAACTCTGCGGGTTTGTGTTTGCCGCCATTTTTAAACTCCAACATTCTGCCGGTACTTTCTTCGTATTTCACAGAACCGGAAACGCCACACCAGCCGGTGAAACGATTCTTGAGAACCCGTACCACTGTGCCCTCGGAGTCGTTTTCAGATTGCTGATCTCGTTCCAGACCGATGCAGATATCACTAAGTTGGCCAATAGCAGCGCTACCGCGAAGTTGCGAGAGCGATGTTTGTGCTCCGTTTTCATGACCTTTGTCTCCTGTAGGACGGCGTAAGTGTGACACAAGCAGCATCCCGCAGCCAGTCTCTTCAACAAAACTGCGGAGTTTCGTCATTGTTTGATCGATGGCTCTCCGCTCATCACCTTGATCAAGACCCGAGACCAAAATCGATAAATGATCGAACACGATCCAACTGCACCCGCAACCACTAACCAGATGCCGTATACGGTTAAGCAGAACGGTAGGGTCAAGAGAGCCAAAATGATCGTACAGAAATAGCCTGCCCGTTCCGAGAGTCCGATTGAAGGCTGCTTCGATTTGCTCATCTGTGAAGTGACCTCGATCAATGTGGACAGGATAATTAAGATCCATACCGACGAACCTCCGAGCAGTACGTCGTATGTTTTCTTCCAAAGCGACATAACCGACTGTTTCACCTTGTCGAACGAGAAGGTCATACGCAATTTCAGAAACAAAGGTGCTCTTCCCGATTCCAGATCCAGCCGTGAT